TGGCCGTCAATCTTTAGCCCGCAACACCACAGCCTCAGACAACACTGCTGTGGGTTATCAGGCTGCTTACACCGCAGTAAATGTTCCAGAAAATACGGCAATTGGCACTCGCGCTCTTTACGCTACCACTGTTGGCTACAGCACGGCAGTTGGCTCAAATGCGCTTCGCTTCAACACAACAGGCACATTCAACGTGGCCTTGGGTCGTGAGGCTGGATATGCAAACACCACTGGTAGCCTCAACACTTTTATTGGTTATCAATCGCTTACAAATAACACCACTGGGTCAGCCAATACTGCTGTGGGTTATCAGGCGGGGAATAGCAACACGACTGGCGCAAATAATACGATAATTGGTCGTGCATCGCATAACACTGCCACTACCGCCTCTGGCACTGTTGCAGTTGGAAATGCCTCTGGCAACAGCAATGTTACAGGTTACGGAAATACTTTTATTGGCTATGAGTCTGGATATTATGTTACTGGCGGTGGAAATGTAGTTGTAGGAAGTTCTACAACATCATCTTACAGCCCCGTGGTAAATCTCAGCACCGAATCCAATCGAGTTGTTATGGGCAGTAGTGCGGTTACCAACGCCTACGTTCAAGTGGCGTGGACGGTTGTGTCTGATGCGCGGGACAAGATTAACTTTGCCCCTGTGCCTCACGGCTTGGACTTCGTAACTAAACTAAACCCTGTGCAGTACCAGTTCACAGAAACTCGCGGAGATGCAACTCCACACGGCCCTGTTCGTTATGGGTTTAAGGCGCAAGACATTCTTGCTCTGGAAGGCGATACGCCCGTAATCATTGACACTGAGGACAGCGAAAAGCTGCGGTACAACGGTGAGTCCCTTGTGCCTGTTCTCGTCAAAGCCATCCAAGAACTCAAAGCTGAATTTGACGCATACAAGGAAGCACACCCATGAACGACATCATCACCCCCGAAGAAATCGCACGCCACTACTCTGCCGCCCTCGACAGCGTAGCCCTCATCAACGCAGGGCAGCCTGAGCGTATGACAGACGAAGACTGGGCCGACTGCCTCCAGCGTAACCGTGACCATCTGGTCATCATGCTGGCAAAGGACTTCTGGACTACGGAAGATTTGACACCGCTGCAAGGGGCGGTGGCATGAAGCTGGAACTAGAAGTTAATGACATCAACTTTGTCCTACAAACCCTTGGACAGCTTCCATCGTCCAGCGGTGTGTGGCCCCTAATTGTAAAGATTAAGGAACAAGCAGAGGCTCAACTCCCAGCGGAGGAGGAATGACCCACGATGTAACCCATAGGGAAATCTATGACAGGCTTGTAGCTGTAGAAGCGAAGGTGGATGCTATCAATTCTAATACAAATGGTGTTGTTGCTGCCTTCGCTGCTGCTCAAGGAGCCTTCACTGTACTTGAGTGGATTGCAAAGGCTGCAAAGCCTTTCTTGTTCATTGCTGCTGTTGTTGCTTCTATAAGCGTATTTATACAAGAGTTTAAGGCCCACTAATGGACGCTACTCCTCCTCCAGCGATATATGCACCTGCTCCTGTGTGTAAACGCTGGAGTTGGTCTTCTGATAGGAAACAAGTGTGGTGTTTACAATGGGACAAGAAGGAAACTAAATGGATCCGTTCATAGCACTGGCAGCAATTCAAACAGCAGTGAAGCTGGTGAAGACAGCAACTAAGACAGTGCAAGACTTAGAAAGCCTTGGCCCTGTTCTTGGTAAGTTCTTTAGTGCTAAATCTGATGCCATTACTGTTGTTCAGCAAAGCAAGACAAAAGGCTTCAAAGGAAGTGCAATGGGACAGGCCATTGAACTAGAGCTTGCAATTGAATCTGCTAGAGCCTTTGAAGAAGAAGTTAAGATGTTGTTCTTTCAAAGTAATAAGATGGATGTATGGGCTAAAATCATTGCCCGTGCTGCTTCCATTAACAAAGAAGCTGCTCACAACGCCCGTAAGGAAAGAGAAGCTAAGGAACGGCATGACAAGGAAGTGGATGAAGCCATCACCATGTTTCTGCTTATACTGGTGGTTGTTGTAGTGCTCGGTGCTACAGGTTGGTTTGTTTACGAAGCTCTTGAGCAATGCGCTGGAACCTGCGCTATTAATAAAGGATAGATATGGCGACTTATTTAGATGTTGTAAACAATGTGCTTCGCCGCTTGCGTGAGCCTGTTGTTACAAATGTAACAGACACTGACTATGCAGCCATGCTGGGTGTGTTTGTCAATGATGCCAAGCGCGAGGTGGAAGATGCCTATGATTGGAATGCCCTGTCTAGCACACTTACGGCTGTAACAACTGCTGGTGTGTTTAACTATGTCCTTGTGGGCTCTCAAACCCGCTTCCGTGTGATTGATGTGCTCAATGACACCTCTGATGCCACATTGTCCTATATGCCTACACAGTGGGCTGATAGACAATTTATGTTGACAAACGCTGAACGCAATGAACCTTCTTATTACAACTTCAACGGAGTTGATGAGAATGGCGATACACAGGTAGACCTCTACCCTATACCTGATTCGGTATATAATGTTCGTTTCAATCTGACAATCCCTCAAGCTGATTTAGTGAACAATACCGATAGAGTGCTGGTTCCTTCTCACTTGGTTGCTTTGCTTGCCTATTCTAAGGCCATTGCAGAGCGAGGCGAAGATGCTGGTGTGCAAAGCTCAGAAGCCTACCAGATGTATCGGCTTGCTCTGGCTGATGCTGTGGCAATTGAGCGTAATCACTATGAAGAAGAAATGTATTGGGTTGGTGTGTAAATGGCTGAAAACCTCCTTACAACAACAATCCAAGCGCCGGGCTTCATGGGGCTTAACACACAGGATTCCTCTGTAGGACTAGACAACGGCTTCTCCACCATTGCAAGCAATTGCATCATTGATAAGTTTGGTCGTATTGGTTCTCGTAAGGGATGGACTCCTACACATGCCACATTAGCAGCCCTTGGTACTAGTTCTGTAAAAGCCATCCATGAGCTTATTGATAATAGTGGTAATAGTTTTATTGTTGTGGCTGGCAATAACAAGTTATTTAAATTAGTTGGCTCAACGCTGTCAGAACTTTCCTACGGAGGTGGTGGAACAGCCCCTACAATAGCCAACAGCAACTGGCAAATGGCTGCCTTAAACGGCTGCCTCTATCTGTACCAGACAGGTCAAGACCCTCTGGTATTTGAGCCTGCTGTGTCTACAACAACCTATCGCCGTGTGTCAGAGAAGACAGGATATTTAGGGACAGTACAAGCGGCCAACACAGCAATAAGCGCCTTTGGTAGAACATGGACAGCAAACACATCTGTTGATAAGAACACAGTTCAATTCTCTGACTTGCTTGCTGGTCATGTGTTTTCTACAGGCACTGCCGGTTCTTTAAATGTGGCTACAGTTTGGCCTAACGGAGCAGATGAAATTGTTTCACTGGCTGCACACAACGGCTTCTTGATGATCTTTGGTAGACGCCAAATCCTGATTTATCAAGGAGCAGCAACTCCATCAACAATGAGCCTTGCTGATGCCATCTCAGGTGTTGGCTGCTACGCTAGAGATAGTGTTGTTGTCACTGGTGGTGATGTGTTGTTTTTAAGCGACAGCGGCATTAGAAGCTTGATGCGTACAGTGCAAGAGAAAAGTAGCCCTATGCGGGACATAAGTGCCAACATCAGGGATGACTTGGTTGCTGATGTGGCTATTGAACAGGAAATCAATATTAGGGCTGTTTATTCTGATAAAGATGCCTTCTATTTGTTGTCTTTGCCTGTAGCCAATAAGGTTTATTGCTTTGACATGCGTAGCTCGCTACAGAATGGAGCAGCCCGTGCAACCACATGGCAGGCAATTGCTCCTACAGATATGTTCTACACCAGAGACAAAAGGCTCTTACTAGGACAGGCTGGTTATGTAGGCGTGTATGGTGGTTATTTAGACAACACCTCCACTTACCGGATGAGCTACTACACCAACTACTTCGACTTCCAAAGCCCTACAAACATTAAAATATTGAAGAAAATCAATATGACCTTTGTGGGAGGAAACGGAGCAACGGCTGTTATCAAGTATGCCTTTGACTACACCTCACAATATTATTCAAGAAACATCGTTTTAGGCGATGTTGCTATTGCAGAATACGGAATAGCAGAGTATAATATAGGGAAATATACCGCTGGTGTGGTTTTTGACAATCAGCAGATACAGGCATCTGGTTCTGGCAATGTTTTACAACTTGGTTTGGAAACAGTTATTAACGGAGCAGAAATCTCCTTACAAAAGCTTGATTGTTATGTCAAATCTGGCCGTACAAGATAAAGGAACATCATGAGTAACTATAGCAAAAACACTGACTTTGCTGTCAAAGACGCACTATCAACAGGAAACCCTGCAAAGCTTGTCAAGGGAACAGAGATTGATACGGAGTTTAATAACATTTCTTCTGCCATCTCTTCCAAGGCTGATGCTGCCAACGCTGCATTAACAGGAACCACCACAGCAGTTGATTTAACTGTTACCGGCGTATTAGAAACAACTATCACTGGAGGTAGCTATTAATGGCTGAATTTGATTGGATTAGCGGCCTTTTAGGTGCGGGTTCTTCTATATATGCAAGCAATGAGGCAACACAAGCGCAGAAAGACATTGCGGCTGGCTCACGAGCCACAGCGGAGCAAGCAGCAGAGGCAGCGGCCTTCCGGCCTGTTGGCATCACTTCCCGCTTTGGTTCCAGTGGTTTCCAATATGACCCATCAGGCAGGCTGGTTGGTGCAGGCTATCAAGTTGCTCCTGACATTGCCGCACAGCGAGAAGCCCTCCTAGGCCTCTCTGGAGGTGCTCTTGCTCAGGCACAACAGGCACAGGGATTAACTGCCCCTACACAGCAAGCAGCAACTAGCTTGTTTGGTCTTGGTCAGCAATTCCTTCCAACATCCACTGCCTACACAGCTTCTCCACAAGCACAGGCTTATGCAAACCAGTTGCAAGGCTTGTCTGGTCAAATCATGCCTACGGGCTATGACACACAAGCGGCTGCACAGCAATATGTACAACAGCAACAAGGCTTGTTAGCTCCACAGCGGGAACAACAGCTTGCGGAGCTTCGTAATCGTATGCAGCAGACAGGCAGAGCAGGGCTGGCTACAGGAGCAACTGCTGCTGGTGGCATGGGTGCAACTTCTCCTGAGCTTGCTGCCTATTACAATGCCATTGCACAGCAGGAAGCAGCCTTGGGTGCTAATGCACAACAGATTGCTCGTTCACAGCTTCAGCAAGACATTGGCCTAGGTAGTCAGCTTGGTGCTCAAGCCCTTCAAACACAACAGAGTGCTGAAGAGATTGCCCGTCAACGAATGCTGTCTAACCTGTCAACAGGCACTGGTTTGTTTGGTCAAGGGCTTAGCCTGCTTGGTGCTGGTTATGGCACACAACAAGCTGCTCTGGCTCCGTACACCTCCTATCTTGGTGGTGCTCAAACCATTGAAGGGCTGGGCCAGCAAGCTCTTACAACAGGTGCTGGCTTGGGTAGCTCAATGGCGGCTGCTGGCGCTCAACAAGGAAGCTTGTTAAATGCTGGTCAAACTGCTTCAAACCAAGCTTTACAAAATGCTGCTAACTTACGAGCAACCACCACCACAGGCCTTCTGTCAGGCGCTGTAGACCCAATCTCTCAACTGATTAAAGGCTTGTACCAGCCACAAGTTGCAAAATAAAGGAATAATCATGGCAACAGAAATGTTTGGCGGTTCCCCTGATGAACTACGACAAGCCCTCTTGAATCAGCGGGCTGCTCAGTTTGCAACACAAACCCCACAGCAGCAGCTTGGCGCTCTTGCTTATAAAGGTGGTGCTGGCATTGGGCAGGCCTTAGGTGGCTTGTTTGGGGTGGATGTAACTCCTCCAGAAGTTCGGATGGCTCAACAGCGTCAGGAGATGCTTAAAGGAATGGACTTAACAAACCCTGAAACGCTCATTAAGGCAGCACAACAAGCTTCTCAAATGGGAGATTATGCGGCTGCTCAAGAACTGGCGACAAAAGCACGGGCCATTCAGCTTCAAAAAGCCACATTAGCAAAAACAGAAGCAGAAACACAGAAAGCTCTCCGTGAAAAACAGGCAACAGGGCTGAATGAAAAGGTATTTGCTGCTTTGGCTGCTAAAGCAACCCCTGCTTCGGTTAAAGCTGCTCAGGATGCAGGTAATGATATCGGTTTGCTGCAAGTTCCTGAAAATGTAAAAGTTTCCACTTATGGTCAGATTCTGAAAGATGCAGGCATTCCTGAAGGTAGTCCTGAGTTTCAAAAGCAAATGCAGGCTTTTGCCGCTGCTGAGTTGGAAAGCACCCGTAAGGGCAAGGGAACAACTATTACTAATCTGCTTCCGGGTGTTAAAGGAGCAGGCGATCTTGTCGGTCTTCGTTCAGAAATTAATAAAACAGCTAAACCTTTTAGGGATGCTGTTAATTCCGCTGATGAAGCCATAACACTTGCTGACGATGTGCTTAAAACAGGAAACTTCGCTTCTTTTGCTTCCTTAACCCGTTCTCTTGCTAAAGCTGCTGGTGAAACTCAATTGTCTAAAGCTGATGTTGCCGCCTTCGGCGGTGACCCTTCGTTAGTTGGTCGGGTTTCTGACCTTGTTTCTAATTTAGCTACAGGAACACCAACACCTGACACAACTAAGAAACTGAAGTCTCTGGCTGTTATATTGAAGAAGAAGAACAAAGCTTTGGAAGATGCTGAAACTGAACAATTGCAGAAAACAGCAACACTGTCCGGTCTTTATACAGAAGATCAAATTAAAAATGTGTTCACACTAAGAGGCGCATCCGCAGGGACACCAACTACTTTCGATCAAGACAAAGAATTGCGTTATCAAGCTTGGAAGAAAGCCCAGTCAACTCCTAAAGGATTTTAATTATGACAGAACAAGAAGAGTTTGAGTTTCGCTTGCGTCTGGAACAAGAAACTGGAGGTGATAGTATTTTTGGTTTAGAGGATTCTTTGGTTTCACAAATTCCCACTGAAGGTTATCCTCCTGCTCCTCCTGCTGAAGCACAACCATCCACTGTGGAGCGTATGTTTCAAAATGCTTTAAGCGGTGCTATGGCGGTTCCTCCTCTGGCAGCAGGCGCAAGGGGCTTGCAGCTTCTGACACAGGGCTCTAAAGCTGCTCCTTATGTGGCAAACCTTGCCAGAGCTGTTATTCCCACTTCTGGTCGAGCATTAGTGACAGAAGGAGCTATTGGAGCAGGCGCTGGCGCGGTAGGTGGTGAGGTGGGCCAGCAAGTTGCACAGAAGGCTGGTGAGACTTACCGTCCTGTAGGTGAGTTTGTGGGTGGTATGGGCGGCGGAATGGCTGCTAGCACTTTCGCTAAGAGCCTTCCTGACATGGTTATTGGCGGCTTTCGTGCTGCTCAAGGCATTCCCGCTGCTGGAGAAGTTTCTGACTTGCTTGGAAGCATCCGTGCTCAGACTAAGTTACAAACAGCTTTAGAAGCCAATCCTTCTTTAGCCAGTGATTTGACAAGAGCAACTGAAATTGAGAAGCTAACAGGCATTAAACTTCCTGTAACAGCAGCAGCTAAGGGAGACACAACTCTTA